TCTTTTTTTTGTTCATCTGATAGTTCTATGCCTATAAAATTTCTTATGCTAGGTATAACTAATGGTTTTAATCTATCTGGTAGTTTTTCAAATCCTTTTTTTAGTAAACTTTTTGTAAAATTTTTAAAAGGCTCAAGATACTTATTTTTAAACACCTCATAACTCTGACCAATCTTAGATGTAAATTCATCTATCTTTTCCATGAATTTATCTTTTGCTTCGGTCAATTGTTCTACAAGAACATCTATACCTAAAAGTTCATAGAAAAATTTGAAAATACCTTTAAATGCCTCAGTAAAAGAAAATTTTTCAAAAGCCTCACCTATACTTTTTTTAATATCTTCCCAGAAAAGGGCAATCAAGCCAGTTAAAAAAGCACCTTTAAGTATAATGTCAAGCATTGTTTTAAAAAAGTCTACTATACCTCCTAAAATACCTTTTGATTTTTTTGGTTTATCTGGTTTTTTAATTGAAGTTGGTGTAGTATCTGTTATACCTGATAAAGCGTCAATAGTAGCAGGTTTATCACCCATAACTTCAACAATTGATGCTACTCTATTGGAAACACCAGTTATATCTCTAGCTATAGATGACAAAAAGTTAAAGTTTGTTTTTATACTTGAAACTAAGCTTTCGGTTTGTTTTATACGCTGAACAGTTTGTTTTTCAGATTTTTCTGTATCATCATCTTTTTTACCACTAGAAAGAGCGCTACCAATACCTTTCATAGTTCCCTTGAAAGAACTTTTTATTTGGTCTGCTACAAAACCACCTACTTGGTCATATACATCAGCCATTTAGATTGCAAAGCCTCCAGGTATATTGATTTGTTTAAATAAATCTTGATTTATAACTGGTGGTGCTTTTTTACTACCACCCGTTTTTCCTTTACTACTATTATTATTTGTTTGACTTTCTACTTGAATACCTCCACCTTTAGGTGCTGATTCCATTCTTTGACCTTCTGATACATAATTAGAACTCTCTGACATAGCAGCGCCTGATGGTGCTTTCTTTGTACCACTATCATAGATAGATGGTGAACTACCACCAGAACCAGGTGCCATTGGTTCATTACCATATTGTTCTTGTAGAGCTTTCGTATCAATACCCATACCACCCATGGTGCCACCGATTAAACTATCAAGACCGCCTGATACATTCTTTACATTTTTAGCCCTTGATTCCTCTGTTGATTCTTTTCCTTTAAAGTTTTTTATTGCAGGATTATTCGCCAAATTATTTAATGCACCAAATAAAGCAGTTTGCTTATCTTCACCTTTCGCACTTTTAATACTTTGAATCCCACCTTTTAAATCACCAGTAACAGCGCCAGCATCTACACCCATATCTTGACCCATGCTACCAAACATACTACTAAAACCTTTTTTGGCCATGCCACCTGCATTTATAGAATCACCACCACCTTTTAGTTTACCCATCATTGGCATAATATTATTACCAAGCATATCACTTGCACCAGTATTTTTCATGAAGTTACCCATTGCTCCTCGCATACTATCACCTTGTGAAGATGCTTGTGCTGGTGCAGTAGAAGTTTTTACCATGTTTTTACGGTCGAAACCACCAGCTTTTGTAACTGTTATTTCATCCATCATTATGGGTTTTCCACCAGATGGGCCTTTATCTATTATTGGTCCCTCACTAACCTTACTCGGACTTGAATCATCTTTATTTGCAGGTATATTGAGTTCATTAGGATTAGGCCCATTTGTTTTCTCATTCGTGACTCGTGGTGCATCTCCGTAACTATCGCTACCTGAAGAATCTTTTTTAGAATCTTCTTCAGGTTCTTTTGGAGGTTTACCTGAAAACATACTACCGAGAAAAGATTTTATTTTATCAAATACATTTCCTATGATATTAAATAATCCCTCAGCAAAATCATCTGGTATAAGACCTATAGTTAAAAATTCAACAAGTCCTTGAAAAGCGTTTGTGAAGCTAAATACTTCACCTTCATTGGCGCCCATAATACCATCATAAATTCCTTTAAGCACAGCGGCAATAGCAAAAACAATTAAAGCATATGGGCCAGCAACTGCTACTAGAGCTCCACCAGCCATTATTCTTGAAGCCACGGTAGCTAATACCCTTCCACCACCACCAAATATAGCTCTTGTTATCCCTTTTTTTATTTTTTTAAATAATTCTCCAGTTTTTGAAAAAACATTTTTAAGTGCCTCTTTAATACGTTTAGCAATTCCCTTTGCAAACTCGACACCTAATATAGTTGCTAATGTTTGTCCTATACCTCCAGCGCCGCCTGTTAAACCAAGACCTTTTGAAGCTGATCTACCGGTTTTCATACCTGATTTTTGTTCAACTTTGAACACTCTTCTAAACAATTCTTCAAAGTTTTCTTTTTGTTTTTGTTTATAGAAAAAATCTTCAGCTCTACTTTTCTTTATAATTTTTGGTATTTTATCAACATTTTTTGAAATCAAACCTATTTCTTTAGAAATTGTTGGTAATACTGATGAACTTGATAAGATTGATTGTAAACTTTGATTTATATTCATCAAAGTAGAATCTACGCCACCCAACTTATTACCAGATTTTTCTGGTACTGGTTTATTATCAGATCCCATTTGTTGAGTTTTTGAACCGCCAGTTATACTTTTGGCAGCACCAGATAAACTTTTAACAGAACCTTTTACGGCACTTTTAAAAGAACTTTTTATCTGGCCAGCTATAAAGCCACCTACTTGGTCATACACATCAGCCATCTATCTCTTAGCCCTTTGCATTTGTTGTTGTAGCTCAAGTCTTTCTTTTTCTTTTTTCAAGTAATCTACTAATAGAGAGATATAGATATTTCTTTCCCACGGTATCATATCCTCCAATTCAGACAAACTATACTTATGGTGTTGCATTAAAGCAAAGTTTGTTTCATAATAGTTTTTCAGAGTGTCATAACGAAAGATTAGACGAAAAAATTTTGCATACCCTTTACAGTAATTTGTTCATTGTGTCCACATTTAGGACAATTAAAATCCAAATCTTTTTTTACTTCAGGCATGGTACTAAAGAAGTCCTTAAACTTTTCTAAATCTTTTTGTTGTAATGAATCTACAAATTCTTCTAACTCTTTTTTAGGAGTATCTTTTGCGTAATACATTTGTTCTTCATCATAAATGTAATCAATACAATCAATTAAAACTTTTAACATAGCTTCATTTTCATTCATTTTATCATACTTCTCAAACATTTCAAAAGTTGGATACTTTAAACAAACACCAACTTTTTCTGTTATTTGTATTTTATCAACATGATTATCATGTATTGTTGGTTCAATTTCTAATATATTAACATCAAAATCAACAACATGATTACATTTCTTTTCTTCTTCTTCACCATCTACATTCGCATTACATTTATATTTTAAATTTACTACTTCATCAACCGATCTAGCTCTTAGGTTCATGAATAGATATTCTAAATCGAAAGATGGTAAATTATCTACGTCTACTTCATCTAACAAACAGTTTTTTAAAACATTCCTGATTGTTGTTACTAATTCTTTTGTGTCATCTGATTCTGCTGACATCAAAAAAAGTTTTTGTTCTTTGACCAAAAAAGGTCTATAACGAACTGATTTACCGGATGATATAAGTTTCAACTCATACGTTGGTACATCTAGTCTTGGTAATTTAATCATAATTTTTCACCTATAAATTAAAAAAGATTTCTTACTAAATTCGCACCTTTACCTCCAAGTAAAGAAGCTGCAGCTTGACCTATGTCATAACCACCCTCATAAACGGTACTATACTTTTGATATGCAAAAGAAACTGATAGTCTATGAAAACCATCATCAGACCAACTTAACGGTTGAGGTGCAACACCAACTGGGTAAGCGTCCTCTAAATTTACAACATAAATTTGTTTTATAAAATCATCATATTGTATAATTTTAAGTTGAGTGTAATAACTTGATAATTGACCTTTTGGGAATCTCATATTGTTTGTGTCTGGTGGCATAATAGATTCTGTCCACCTTTCAAATAATTTTCTTTCATAAAACTGATTACTGCAAATGAATGTTAAGTTTATATCAGCATATGATCTTTGATAAGGTACTTTAAAGATTGGACCATATATCTTAACATCAGCCGTTTGAAATGTTTTTCCTGGTAACTCAGCAGATTCACATTGCAACGCTAAGTATCTTGAAAGAGCTGAAGTTCCTCCAGTAGATCTACCTAATGCTTTATTTACAACATCAGAGATGTCACCAAATACAGAGTTTGGAAAATTGAGTATTTTTTCTATCACAGAATTACCAACCGATTGATTAATATATGGTGGTATCGGTAATATAACCTCAAACCTGGATGGCCTTGCTGGACCATCTTTTCCTTGCATATTTGATAAAAACAAATTAGGTGAAAATGACATTATGTCTCCTTGTTAAGTCTAAGTATTTATGCCAATCCTAAATGTTTTTCTGTTACAAGTTTGAATTCCCAACCACGTTCTTGACAAAATATATCAGCTGCTCGCCATTTTTCTTGATTTACAGCATATGTGGCGGCTTCTTCTAAAAACTTTTTTGTTTTTCTTTTTTGTTTCGGTGGTTTAGTTTGTCTATCAGGTTTAACTTCTAATATAAAAGTTTTTTGTTTTGTCTTTACTATGAAGTCTGGAAAATAACGGTGAACTCTCTGATCAACTGGTGAACGATAACGTATTGGTAATTCTTCCGATGCCCACCACACAACGGCTTCATTCTCATCAAGATATTTCATCATACGAAGTTCCCATGATGAACGATATATGATATTGCCGGAATTACCATTGTATTTTTTAGGGTTTTGTGGTGTAAATCGTCCTTTATAATACGTTTTTTCTCGTTTGGATGTCATAAATAATATGTATTCAACATAAAGGACTACTATGGCACTTTTCGGACTCGGAGATATAAAATTTGATAAAGGCCCTGTTAGATCAGGACCTCTTGCACCACTTACTCAATCAAAATATGAAAAAACAAATTTCAGATATCCACTTGATATAGGTAATGCCGATAAAGGTCATTACATGGTTTTATATATTAAAAAACAAAAGGAAACCAGATTTGGAGGTGAAGGTGAAAGTGATCCCGCTGCCGGTATGCAATCTGAATCTGGTTTTACTGCAGCCGCAAATCAAAATAAACTAATGGGTGGTGGAGCTGCAGCTTTATCTAAAACAGGAGCCGGTAGTAAACTATCAGGTAGTTTAGCAGCTGCTCAAAATTTTGCCTCAGGAGTTTCTGCTGGAATTAATTCTGCAGCTGATAAACTTGGTAGTGCCGTGAGTGGTGTAACCGACAAAATATCAGAGGTTGGTGGTAACGTACAAGCAGGTTTGAATAATGTATTTGGTATGAAAAAATTACCTCTCGGAGGTAATTCAGCTGCTCAAAGAAGTGTGATTTCGACAAATATTAAATCAATATCAGCTGATAGGGGTGCAGGTGCAGGAGGTCTGGCAAGGACCGTTTCAGAAACAAAAGCTGCTGTAACACTTTATATGCCAGAAACTTTGATGTTTAATTTTTCACAAAGTTTTCAACAAGCAAATGTAGGTAAAGAATTGATAGGTCAAGTAGCGGCGGCTACTGGTCTTAACGACCCATCTAAACCTGAGATGAGAAAACCAACAGCAGAATCTGCAGCAAGAATTGCACAAGAAGTTGGGGCCAGAGGAGCAGGTGCATTAACGGGTAGTCCTAGTAGTGCAGCTGTTGGGGCAGCTATACTTGGTAGTGTTGTAAACCCAATGTTAGAAATGGTTTACTCTTCACCAAATTTTAGGTCTTTTCAATTTGATTTTAATTTTTATCCAAGAGATGAAAAAGAGGCTCTTGAAGTGCAAAAGATACTTAAATTATTAATGTTTCATCAAGCACCAGAAATATTAGCTGGCGCACCTGGATTTTTAGTCCCTCCTTCAGAATTTGATATAAAATTTTATTATGCTGGTAAAGAAAATATGAACATACCGGTTATTGCACCAAATGCCGTTCTCACAACAATGGATGTAAACTATGCACCACAAGGTGCAAGCTTTTATGAAGTACCAGGTGAAACGAGTCCAACATTAGGTGGGACAGGTATGCCATTTGCAGTAAATTTAGTTTTACAATTTCAAGAAACAATATTTCTTACTAAAGGTGATTTTCATGATGAAAAAAGTGAAATTAAACCGGCAGGCCAAAAAGCAAGAAATGATCCAAGTAGGGACTCTTACTAACAATAGGTAATTAAATGGCAAAATATTTCAAACATTTTCCAAAAACTTTTTATACACCCGATACAGATACGGATGGCTTAGATACAGTCACGAATGTTATTGCTAGATTTAAAATAGCAGATGGTCTAATAGAAAATACAAATATGTTCTACCCATATGATGTTCAAGATACTGATACACCAGAAATCATTGCAGATAAAATGTATGGTACTCCAGAAAGACATTGGATTGTTTTATCTCTTAATAAAATAATAGACCCACAATGGGACTGGCCAATGCGACAAGAAAACTTTGTCGAGTATCTAAATAAAAAATATGAAACAGAGGGTACCGGAAATAACACAACAGGTGTATCTTGGGCTTTAGATGAAAGTAATATTCAGGCTTACTATAAAACAGTAACAAGAACAATTACTGCTGGGGCTTCAAGTAGGGTCTCTCGCAGTAATAGTCAAATAGTAGAGAAACTTGAGATTGATGCTAGTACATATGCTAATGTTGCCATATCAACCGATAATTATACTTTAAAAGATGGTAATAAAGTTATAGAAACAGTAACAAAATCAACTGAAAGTTATTATACATATGAGTTCAATTTGAATGAAGCAAAAAGAACAATTAGAATACTACAACCGGATTTTGCACTTGAATTAGATAAATCATTTAAAAAGGTATTTAGATAATGGCTGAAGAGCTCCGTGACTCGCAACAGTTTCACATTAACGAGTTAGTAATCGTATCAAAAGGTGAATCAATAGATGTAAAAGAAATTTTTTCAGAATTAAATCTGTTTGATTCTTTGTATATGCCTGTAATGAGTGGTAAACTTATAATATCAGATTCTACAGGGTTATCATCAAAACTTTTATTTGATGGTTCAGAGGTTTTATTAATTGATGTATCAAAAGTAGAAGGTTCTGATATAGGGCAATTTAAAAAAGCATTTAGAATATATAAACAGTCTGATCGTATGCCAGCCACAGAGAGAACAGAACAATATGTTTTAAGTTTTGTTTCTGATGAACTTCTTTTTTCAGACCAACAACGTGTAAATCAGTCATATAGAATGACTTATATGGAAATGGTCGAGAGAATAATGATAGACTATTTGAAAATACCACCAAATAACTTAAATGGAGTTTATGAAGAATCAGCCGGTGTTCGTGACATAATAATACCAAATTTAAGACCAATTGAAGCTATACAATGGCTTGCTAAAAAAGCAGTTAATATGGATAACTCTCCTAGTTACATATTTTTTCAAAACTTAATAGGATATAACTTTATAACTATATCTAAACTTTTGTCTGAACCTGATATTATAGATATTAATTTTAAAACAAAAAATCAAAACGATAGCGCTTCTGCATTATCAGAATTATCTACGGCAAGATCTTTTGAAGTTGTATCACAATCTGATGGAATTAAAAAAACACGAGCTGGGGTAAATGCTGGTACTTTTATTGGATTTGATCCTTTAACTCGTATGATTTCAAGAAAATCTATGTCGTATAGTGACCATTATGACAATATGAAGCACTCAAATGACACACCAAATTTTGCTGCACAAATAAATAAAGATGGCATTTTAAACACGGCCATGTATGATTCAAAAATTGTTTTAGATACATTCAGCACAGCAAGACAATTAAGTCAGTATGTCAAATCACATGATCCAGAATCAATTGCATATGGTTCAAGAACAGAGGATTATGTTTTTCAAAGAAAAGCATTATTTCAAAATTTAGATTCTAAAAAAATCAACATAGTTATGCCCGGTAATTTTCAACTCACAACTGGTTTTAATGTAAATGTAGATGTGCCATTCTTTGGAAGTAAAGAAGAAGGAGATGAAAACAAAGACCCTAGTTTATCTGGTAAATATTTAATTGTAGGATCAAGACACATTATAAAAGGTGATCCTGCGACACATGAAACAGTTATAGAGTGTGCTTCAACATCTTCTGACCAAGAATTTATAACAGAAAGTACATCTTCACAAACCGAAGCATTAGAGTCTTATTAAAATGAAAGAACAAGAACAATTTTTAGGTAGAGAAGGTTTTGTTTGGTGGACTGGTATTGTTGAAGATAGACAAGACCCACTTAGATTAGGCCGTTGTAGAGTGAGATGTGTTGGTTGGCACCCCAACGATAAGATGCGTGTGCCTACAGCTAATTTACCATGGGCTCAATTGATGTTACCTACAAATAATCCACACCCATACCCACCTAAAGAAGGTGATATGGTATTTGGTTTTTTTCTTGATGGAGAAAGTGCTCAAGATCCAGTAATATTAGGGGTTTTTCCAAGTATACCTCTTCAAGAGCCAAATCCCCAGGAAGCATTTAACGACCCCAGGACACAAGAAGAATTAGATATTGCACCAATTAAACCAACTGGTGCACCTTATGATGATGATGGTAAACCAACTAAAGTTGTACCTGCAAATGCAACCGCAAATAATTATCCTAGAAATTTAGATGAACCAACGACTTCAAGACTTGCAAGAAATGAAACTGTGGATATAGAATCGGCTGTGTCTTTTAAAAAAGCTAGAATTACAGAAAACGATACATCATCAGTAGAACCTGCGCCTTTATACAATGCAACATACCCATATAATAAAGTGTATGAATCTGAGTCTGGCCATGTCATGGAGTTTGATGATACAAGAGATAATGAGAGAATACATCTATACCACCGTGCAGGTTCGTACATGGAGTTCAATCCTAATGGTGATAGAGTAGAACGAATACAGAGAGATAAGTTTACTGTGGTCGTCAAGGACGAGTCTGTATTGATACAAGGAGATGTAAACATTCAAGTAGATGGCGACTATAATTTAAATGTAACAGGTGATGTAAAAATAAACGGACAAACAATCAATCTTAACAATGGATCTAAAGGAGCTGCAAGAATTGACGATACAGTTGCAGACGTTGACCCAATAGGAGATGGTACAATATCTTCTGGTTCCGGTACTGTTAAGATTGGAGATTAGGTATAAATAGAAGATGGCAGAAATAACAATAAAAAACGAAAGATCGTTTACAGATTTAGATTTGAATTTTAATATACATCCTACTACAAAGGATATTAATAAATTCAAAAATGAAAACGCTGTAATTAACTCGGTTAAAAATTTAGTTTTAACAAGTAACTACGAGAGGCTTTTCCAACCACAAATAGGGTCTGGTTTAAAACGACTTCTCTTTGAACAGGTGGATAATGTTACAGCAGCTTTACTTGAGAGAGAGATTTCAGAAACCATAACAAATTTTGAACCTAGAGTTGACTTGAAAGATGTTGTAGCCTCTGGTTTTCCGGATGAAAATGGTTATAAAGTAGAGATAACTTTCTTTTTAGTTAACAATCCTAGCCCAATTACAGTAGATTTCTTTTTAGAGAGAGTAAGATAAATGGCAGACCGACTTAGAGTAACAGAACTTGATTTTGATTCAATCAAAACGAATTTAAGATCATTTCTACAACAACAAAAAGAATTTTCAGATTACGATTTTAGTGGTTCTGGTTTATCAATTCTTTTAGATATATTGGCCTATAATACACATTATAATGCTTATTATCTAAACATGGTTGCAAATGAATCATTTTTAGATACCGCTTTGCTTCGTGAATCTACTGTATCACACGCCAAAACATTAGGTTACACCCCACATTCTAAAAGATCACCCACAGCAACAATCACACTTACAGCAAATTCTGACACAACAACTGTTGGTAGTTTAACACTACCTGAGGGTTTTTCATTTTTATCAGACCAAATAGATGGTAAGTCATATAATTTTGTTTCTCTAAATGATGTAGTTGTAACAAAGACCAATCAACAATATGTTTTTACTAATTTATCTATAAATGAAGGTCAATTGATTACTAATCAGTTTGTATATTCAGAATCAAGTAATCCAAAACAATTGTTTACATTACCAGATAAAGAGATAGACAGCACAACAATTAAAGTTGTTGTTCAACCTAATGTAGCAAATACAGCCACTAAGATTTTTAATAAAGTAACAGATATATTAGATGTTGATGGTACATCAGAGGTTTTCTTTGTTCAAGAAAATAGAGATGGTAACTATGAAATATATTTTGGTAATGGTAGTGTAGGTAAAAAATTAAATGATGGATCAGTTCTAAGTGTGACCTACTTAGTTACAAATGGAATAGCTTCCAATAAAGCAAACAATTTTGTTCAGAAAACATCACTTACTGATTCAAATGGTGATGGTGTTACAGTAACGATTAATCCAACTGGAGCTGCATCAGGTGGTTCTGATAAAGAATCAGTAGATTCTATAAAGTTTACAGCACCAAATCAATTCACATCTCAAAATAGGTTTATCACTAAAAAAGATTATGAAACATCTATTTTAAAAGATGTGCCTAGTGTAGAATCGGTTTCTGTTTGGGGTGGTGAAGATAACGTGCCTATTGTTTATGGTAAAGTATTTATAGCACTTAAAGCAAAAGATAATTTTTTCATATCAGAGGCAGAAAAAACAAGAATTATAGACAAGATTTTAAAACCAAAAGCTATCATTGGGGCTCAAATTCAAATTGTTGATCCAAGTATTACACATATTCTTGTAAATACAAACGTGTTATTTGATAGAAGAAAAACCACACAAACAGAAACGGGTTTTAAAGAATCTATTAAGTTGTCAATATTAACATATAACTCAACTAACTTAAATAGATTTAATAGTAATTTTTCAGCTTCTAAATTATCTAAAGCAATAGACGATACAGATAGAAATGCAATATTAGGTTCGGAAACAAATGTTAGATTACAAAAAAGAATAAAACCAACGATTGGTTTAGGAACTTATACGATTGATTTTGGTGAAAAGTTAAAAAGAGGCACAGCAGAGGAAAAACTTACTACAACTGAATTTATTGGATTTGATAATACTGGTGTTGCAAGGTCTGTATCTTTTGAAGAAGTGCCACAGTCATCAACTGGTGTTTCTCGAATAACAATTGAAAATCCTGGAATAGGGTTTACAGAGGCACCTACTGTAACAATTACAGGTGATGGTATTGGTGCAAAAGCTATTGCAACTGTAAGTCAAGGCGGCCTTACTTCTATTGAAATTACAGATAGAGGTGTTGATTATACAACAGCAACAGTTACACTTTCTGGAGGAAATGGTATAGGTGCCGAAGCAACAGCTATTGTTGATGCTAGAAATGGTACAATAAGAACAATCTTTTTTGATACTGATGGTAATAGACAAATCATCAATGAAAATATAGGTGAAATAGATTATGAAATCGGTAGAATATCCATTAACAGTATAAACATTTCTAGTGTCGATACCGCTGATGGTCTTATAAGATTCACAGTCGGTTCTGAAGCTGGTGTTGTAGAATCAACCAGAGATAATATTGTTGCAATAGATCCTGAAGATCCTTTAGCAATAGTAACAACTCTTGAGGCAGTTGAAGATTAAATGGGAAAAACATACGACATTATTCCATCTTCATTAAAAACTTCACTACTTGTAAATAGACAAGTACCAGAGTTTGTTCGTGAAGAACATCCACTCTTCATTTCATTTTTGGAGGCTTATTATGAGTTTCTTGAAAATGAACAAGGTGTTCAAAATAATGATCTTACAAAGACATCAAAAGATTTAAGGTATCTTCATGACGTAGATTTTTCAATAGATGCTTTTGAAAATAGTTTCTTAAATCAATATGCCAATCTTGTACCAAAAGATGTAAAAGTAGATAAAGCATTTTTAATTAAAAATTTATTACCTTTATATCTAGCTAAAGGTAATCCAAAATCTTTTCAACTTTTATTTAGAATGTTTTTTGGAGAAGAAGTTGAAGTTGTTTTTCCTGCTGACCAATTGCTTAGAGCTTCAGATGGTAAATATGCCTCTGAAAGTATCCTTACGATTTCTGATGAGGTAACTTCATTTTACAAAGGCACAGGGCTTAAAAATCAATCAATATTATTAGCTCAAAAATCCACACCTGATCAATTTGATCTTAGAATAAATGGTATAAAAAAAGAAAATGAAACAGATTATGTTGTTAGAGTAGAAGATCAAAAAGTATTTTTTAATGATGTAGTAACTGTTAAAAGAGATATATTGGGTAATGTTGTTGTTGGTACTAATTTACAGTTTATTGATATAAAGTCATCTTCACCCTCCTATAATTTACAAAGTTTTGTAGATTCTGGTGAAATTTCACCAGGAAATACAACGATAACATTTAAAGATGCTACATCAGGTGGAGATGTAACAAAAACAATTTTATTGGTATCAAATTCAACTAATTTACGAGTTACAAGTGCTTATGCAAATGCAAATACTTTTGGAGATAACACTTCATTTTTAACAACATCAAGTGTTTCTGCAACTCCGGCTAGTAATGCTGATATAAGAGTTACATATAAATCTTTTAATGATGGTTTACTTAAAAACAGACAATTTACAGGATCCACTTCAAATTCATCAATAATTGTTGAAAGAGTTTTTCCTAGAAAAATTGATATATTACCTAAGATAGAATTATTTTTTGACCCAAGAAAATCTGATGGCTCTTTTGAACAATCAGAAGAAGTAACATCAACTATCCTTGTTCAGAATACAGTTATTAATATATCAACAAATACTTTTTCATCATTAGAGGAAATAAGAGTCGATAAAGGTGGTAGACTCTATAATATTGGTGACCCAGTTGGTATTATTGCAGGTGGTTTTTCAACAAAGGCCACAGCTCAAGTAGCCTCTTTAGGCACAGAGTTTTTAAGTAACCCTACAGTTAATACTGGAGGTGCTGGATTTGCAGTAGGTGGTTTATTTCAAGGCGGTAATACAGAAACAGGTTTTGTTTTATACACAGTTAAACCTGCAATTGATACCTCTGGTAATAATACACCAAACACTTTTATTTTAATGGGTGAAACTTATGATGCTACAGTAACAAACAATTCATCACAGACATATGCTGATTTGATTATAGCAAATGCAAATGGAACATATGCTGGTGCTTTTGGTAACACTCAAGTTACGACACCTACTGTGGATTCAAGAATAAAACACGTTGTTAATTCAACAGTTCAAGCTGTTTCAATAGGACCAGTTCAAAATGTATTACTTGTGACATCAAATACAACAACAACAGATTTACCATTAGATGGTGCAGGTGCTCTTGTAGAAGTTGCAGCTAGAACAACTGCTGATGTTGGTTCTCTTAAAAGTTTAGGTAAACTTCAGATGGCCAGCTCTAACGGTGTTGCTAATGTTGGTAATAATTATACAGTCGGTGATATTATAGAATTTGATAGTCCAGGTGCTGGTGATGGTGCATTAGCGAGAGTATCAGAAACAAATGCAAAAGGTCATATAATCAATACAGAGTTTGAATATCCACATTATGAAAATTTTGGAACAGGGATTAGGAATAATTATGCTTTCATAGCAACTGTTGTGGCTAATACAGGATTTAGAGGTGTAACTGCTATACCTAATGTTTATGTTTCTAGTGTTGTTACTGAAGCAATAAATTTATCTACATCACAATATCCTAATGTTAATGTAGGTTTAAGTGGTGTTTATTTGACACCTCAATCTAATCACAATGGACTTACACTTGCGGAGGGTGATAACCCTGTGAGAATAGGTGATATAATTTCTGTGTTAGGTCACGAAAGAAAAGTGATCAATGTATCATCAAATATTAGCGTAAATGCAATAGGTTATAATACAAATAGATATGGTGTTGTAACTCAAAATACAGGTAATTATCAATCATACTCTAGTAATTTAAGTCCTGTTCTTGATTCGCAAGTAGGTAATACGGGTAACGCAGGTGGTTACATAACAAGAACAATAAGCGTTGATTCATTAGCTCAGTACGCTAATTTAAATGTAAGACCAGTCTTTCATTATACATCAGGTCCAAATACAAAATCACAAATAATGCTTGATGATATAAATGTAGATAGTATGGTTTACACT